TTACTGGTACTTTAGACGGGACACAGACCCATAAGTGGGTCTTAGAGGGACTGTTTGGTCCGTCATACAAAGTAACAGGAACTAAGAAGCTAATTGATGAAGGTCATCTAGCTAAACTTGATATTCAGTGTCTTGTTTTAAAACACCGTCCTCAAAAGTTTGATACATATGAGGATGAAATCAAGTATCTCATATCTCATGAGAACAGAAACAAATTCATATCAAATCTGTCAGTTGATTTGAAGGGTAACACCTTGGTTCTTTATACAAGAGTTGAGACACATGGTGCCATACTCTATGACCTAATAAATAACAAGGTATCAGCCGGTAGAAAGGTCTTCTTCATCCATGGTGGTGTGGATGCAGAATCCAGAGAACAAGTTAGAAAGATTACAGAGGAAGAGAAAGACGCTATCATCGTTGCCTCCTTCGGAACTTTCAGTACAGGGATTAACATCAAAAACCTTCACAACGTAATATTTGCCTCTCCATCAAAGTCTCGTATTCGGAACTTACAGTCTATTGGTAGAGTCCTAAGAAAAGGCAAAGATAAAGTGAAAGCTAAACTCTATGATATTGCAGATGATGCAACTATGGGGTCAAGGAAGAACTATACTTTGAATCATTTTATTGAAAGAGTGAAAATATATGTTCAAGAACAATTCAATTATGAAATTATATCAATTAATTTAAAAGATTAGAAAAGGAGAGTGTCTATGGACATGGAGATACAAGATGATTTTTATGCTACAATCAAACTAAGATCTGGTGACGAAATATTTACTAAAGTAGCTGCTATGGAAGAAGATGATAGGACACTGTTACTTCTTTCCAATCCTATTGTTGTTGAAGAAATTACCCATAGGGGTAAGTTTCAAGGTTACAAAATGGAACCTTGGTTGAAAACCGCTAGTGATGATATGTTCATTATAAATATGGATCAGGTCATTACTATGTCTGAATCAGATAGTATTGAGATGATTGTATATTATCAAGAATATGTTCGTAAACTTAATAAAACGAATAATATAAAACTAGATAGAAAGATGGGATTTTTGTCTACAGTACATGAAGCTAAAGAGGTTCTAGAGAAACTCTATAATAAAAGCTAAGGTTCCCTTTCATCCTGGACAAACCTATTCTATTGTTAATTCAAGGTATTGTCAACTACTTATGAAAGTGATATAATAATATGAGTAATAATTATAGTTTATGGCTGTCAATCACAATTATGGAACTATGGCAAGACCTAAGAAATCTGAACACTATGTAAATAACAAAGAGTTTCTCAATGCACTGGAGAACTACTTTGCAGAGGTTGAACGAGCTAAACTCAATGACAAACCCAAACCTAGGATTCCTAGGTATATTGGTGAGTGTTTCTTGAAAATTGCTAATCATCTATCATATAAACCAAACTTCGTGAACTATATGTTCAAGGATGATATGATTTGTGATGGTATCGAAAACTGTGTAAGATACGTTCATAACTTTAATCCTGAGAAATCCAAGAACCCATTTGCTTATTTTACTCAAATCATCTATTATGCATTTCTGAGAAGGATTCAACAAGAGAAGAAACAACTGGAGATTAAGAACAAGATTTTAGAGAAGACTAACTTCGATGAGGTCTTTGATGCCAACGAGCTTGACAGCGGCAACTATTCCGACTACAATTCCATCAAGGACGCAGTCCACATTAAACTTCGTAATCAATGACAAAAGTAGCAGTAATCACTGATACCCATTACGGTGCAAGAAAGGGTTCTAAACTCTTTCATGATTACTTTGAAAAATTCTATCGTGATGTATTCTTCCCTACCCTAAAGAAAGAGGGTATTGACACCGTTCTCCACCTTGGGGATGCTTTTGATAGTCGTAGGGGAATCGAGTTTCAAACCCTCCAGTGGGCAAAAAGGGTAGTATTTGACCCTCTCAAAGATATGGGAGCAAAGATGCACCTGATTGTGGGAAATCATGATGCTTACTACAAGAATAGTAATAAAATCAATTCTATTGAACTTCTTCTCACTGAGTATGACAATATAATAAAATACTCTAAAGCTACTGAAGTCAATATTGATGGATTAGATGTTCTGTTCATACCCTGGATTTGTGAGGAAAATGAAAAAGAAACTTATAACCTTATTAAAAAGACAAATTGCTCGTTCGCGATGGGGCACCTTGAGCTCAACGGATTTAGAGTTAATCGACAGATCGTCATGGACCATGGTAATGAGAGCGAGTTATATTCAAAGTTCTCCAAGGTCTTCACGGGGCACTACCATACTCGATCAGATGACGGAACAGTCTACTACGTTGGGAATCCTTACGAGATGTTCTGGACGGATGTCGGAGATGATCGTGGATTTACGATACTGGATGTGGAAACTCTTGAACACACGTATGTAAATAATCCATATCAGTTATTTCATAACATTTATTATGATGATACCAACTATCAGATGTTTGATACAACTCCATATACAAATAAGATTGTAAAGGTGATTGTCAAACAGAAGACTGATGTTAAACAGTTTGAAAAATTTATTGATAAACTGTATACCTCTGGTGTAGCAGACCTAAAGATCGTTGAGAACTTTGAGTTTGGTGGGTGGTATAATGATAAAGATAATGTTGAAGGAATTGATACAGAAGATACTCTCTCTATTCTTAATAGATATATTGAGGAGTCTGAGTCAAGTCTCGATAAATCTAAAATTCAAAAAGTAATTAGGGACGTGTATCAGGAAGCATGTGAACTGGTGTGATGTTTATTCTTACGGTAGCAGGTCATGAAAAAGATGGAGCATATTCTGTAGTTGATGATGATGGAGAACAAGTACTCTACATCTTTCAAGAAGAAGATGATGCTACCAGATATTCCCTGCAACTAAAAGAGCTTGACTATCCTAAGATGCATGTGTTAGAAATAGAAGACGAGATAATGGTTAAAACCTGTGAACTGCATGATCACAGATATACGATTATAACACCCAATGACATTGTAATTCCTCCTGACAACGCGCGTGATTACCTTTAAAACTATCTCCTGGAAGAATTTTCTGAGTACAGGAAATCAACCCACAACATTAAATCTGAATACTCACAATACCACTTTGGTCATTGGTTCTAATGGAGCTGGTAAGTCTACTGTTCTGGATGCTCTAACCTTTGTCTTATATGGTAAGGCATTTCGTAAAATCAATAAGGCACAACTTATCAATACCACCAATGAAAAAGGTACATTGGTTGAGATTGAGTTTGATGTCAATTCTACACAGTGGAAAGTTGTAAGAGGTATTAAACCAAATATCTTTAAGATCTATAAAGATGGTGAAACTTTAGATCAAGATCACTCTGCTAATGATCAACAGAAGTGGTTGGAACAGAATGTTCTGAAGATGAATTACAAGTCATTTACTCAAATTGTTATCTTGGGTAGTAGTTCCTTCGTTCCTTTCATGCAACTCCCTTCCACAAGTCGCAGAGAGGTCGTAGAGGAACTCTTAGACATCAAGATCTTCTCCTCCATGAATATGATTATAAAGGAGAAGATTCGTGGTCTGAAAGAACAAGCTAGAACATTTGAATTAAAGAGACAATCTCTTAAAGATAAAGTTGATATGCAAAAGGACTTTATTAGACAAATTGAAGAAAAGAGTCAGGAAGATATTAGACACAAGGGACATAAGATTAGTTCTCTTCTTGTAGAAGAGAATAACTACACAAATAGAAATATTGATTTGACCTTTAGTGTCCAAAAACTTCAGAGTGAACTCCAAAACTTTGGTGATCATAAAGAAAAACTTAAGGAATATGGAAACATTAAAGGTAAGTTGTCCCAAAAGATTTCAACATTGGTTAAGGATCATAAGTTTTTTAACGACAATTCGGTATGCCCTACATGTGAACAAACAATCGAAGAGGGGTTCAGAATAAATAAGATTAGGACTTCTCAAGATAAAGCCAAAGAATTGCAAAAGGGGTATGAACAACTCCTGGGGGCAATTAAAGACGAAGAGTTGAGGGAGTCCAATTTCACAAATATCAGCGGAGAAATCTCTAAACTAATTAATGGCGTCACTTCTAATAACACTCAAATCACTAGTTGTCAAAAACAAATCAGACAACTGGAATCGGAAATTCAAACACTTACCAATCAAATTTCAAACAGAAATTCTGAACATGAGAAACTAGAAGAGTTTAGAGACAGTCTTCAGGCA